CACCAACACCAAATCTAGGGTAAGATGTTAACTCTAATACACTAGACCCCATAACAGCCGTTGAACTTAAAATAGGAATAAATTTTTTATGCATAACTACTATATCAGTATTATTATCAATATTGTCTTCTAAACCTCTATCTAGATACAAACTATCTCCTACTCTAAATAATATCTGATATGTCTTTGTTTGGTCATCACCAAAATAAATAGTTGTATAATTTATATTTGATAATAAAGTTGTTCTTTTTTCTATACTGCTATTAATAAGAGTATCGCCTTGTATTGTTATCATTTTTTCCCCAAAATTATAAGAACCTTTTGTTTTTAATATTGGATAAACCCAACAATTAGCCGCTATATTCATTTCATCGGTTATTATAATATCAGAATTATCACTTAGAGATGATAAAGTACATGTACCTTCATTATCCATAGTTTTAATTTTAGCAGTTAAAGCACTTATACCATCTATATTCATTATATTAACAGTAGAACCTTCGTTTAATACCGACATAGTATCTCTTATTTTTATTGTATTACTACCAATTACTGGGGTTTCTAAAACATATATATATCTTTGTTCTGATATATCAATATTTTCAATTGATAATACTCCTGGAACATCAGCAACTAAACCATAAATATCTTGTTTAGTTACAGCTTCACCTAATTCTCTATTTTCCCAATGTAAATATTTACTTATATTAGTTCTTATTTTATTCATAACTGTAGACGCATTTGTTGTAGGTGATATTTTAACGTTAACTGTTGTATTCAAAGTAATATAACTTGGATCTATTATATCAACTTGCGTAGCACATACTTTTTTATCATCAAATATTTTTAATATATCTTTTTTAAATGCTTCACTAGGATAACCACCTGATGATGGAGTATCAGGTATAACACAAATCTTAACTCCAAATATTCCAATTTCAGACATCATTTCGTTATCAAGTATTTTAACCTTATTAACTCCATTTATCATTAAAGCTGTATCTTCATAATCTTCTTTAGTGACACATCTTTTTTGTGTCTTATAAACAGTTGGAGTATTTTTCTTTATTTCATCTAAAGACTCAGCCTCAGAAGCACCATTAGCATATTCATCATTTGTTACATTTATACCATTGATGATAGCATTTGTTGAATCATATATAACATCATTTATAATATTAATTGTATAAGGATTAACATTATGTGTTATATCTGCACCAGTAATATAAGTAACATCAATTTTCAAATTTTTAGCTGGATTTTTACCATAAACACCATCACCAAATTTTATAAACGCATAATAATCGCTGTCATAATCTACTGTATAATACATAGCTTCATTATTTTGTTCATCAATAAATTCAACATATTCATACTCAACATCATCAACAAAAACAGATTCAATTTTATTAACGTTATTATTAATTAGTTTGTATTTGTATCCAGCTATTCCGTTTGATATAAAAGTATCAGTATTAATGTTACCTGATTTCGCTGGTACTGTAACATATAATTCATCACTATATAATACAGCATTTTCGGTTGTATAAAAATTAATATCACCAGTTGAACATCTAGTGTATTTAGGTATTAATATATTATTTATGTGTGTATTTTCTAAATAAAATTTAAGTGTAACTGATGATTGTGTGGCTGGGGATGGTTTATATCCCATAGATTTAGCATGATTATATACTGCTGTTCTAGTTTTAGCTGTAGGTAGAAAACATTCATTAACACTCATATTATTATAATAGAACATTAAAGTAGCTTCATATGCAAAAGCTTCTAATAACTCAACTCCAAAGTTACTAGCAAGAAAATCCTTCCATTTATCAGGTAAATTAGTTTTTATTCTATTAGTTAAACCTTCCATTATTTCTTCAAAGTCAATTGGTAATTTTTCTATATTTCTTAAATCTAGATTAGACATCGTTTAAACTAGTCCCCTTATCTAATAGTGAAATTGAATGTATCACTTATTTGTTTATTTTTCAAATTATAACTTATTGATATATAAATAGTGTGTTCATCTATATTTGGATTAAAATCTATATTAGTTATATTAATTCTTGGTTCTTGTTCACTTAACGTGTCTAATATATTTTCTCTTATATCTTCTAACAAAAAACTATCTAAAGGTTCGAACAACATTCTTTTTAAACTAGCACCAAATCTAGGTTGCATAACTCTTTCGCCTCTAGATGTCCCAATTATTCTTTCTATACTCGCTCTTATTAAGTCTCTAATATCAATAGTATCTGTTATTCCTGCCACATAAGTATCGCCATTATTTATTGGCATAGGACCGGAATAACCCACAGCTTCTAATTTTTTAGGGTATGTGTATTCATATGGATAACTCATTTAATCAAATCCTTTTTAATTAACAAATACATTATCGCTTCCTGAAACATGATTACCAGATTGACCACAGTTTTGACATATAGTTGTGTCGGTTATTCTTGTTTTAGGTTTATCATTAACAAATACATTAGGTGAACCTTCTGTTGATTCAAAAGTTCCACCATGAGGGCAATTTGTTGGTCCAGTATCACCTAATCTATGACATTTCAAATCATTTATAAATACATTTGGACTACCTGTTGCATTGGTACCACTTCTACTGTGAGGACAACAATCTTCCCCGATATCACAGACCCCAACAGTTCTATCGCTTATTCTAGTTGAAGCTGGCATAAATAATCACCTTCATATAATTAAGTTCTTAAACTGATTCTGTTTTTGGATATAAATTATCAGCTGGATTAGAACCTGAATATTTCGAACTAGCTAATTCCATATGCATACCTTCGTCTTGACCATTCCAACTGCTTAATGGGCAACAGATACCGTGTTTCCCCAAAACATAATAAACAGTTTCTAAATCATAACATTCTAATCTTTTATAACCCCAATCAAATGCTACACCAAATTTATGTCTTGATTTTGTCGCACCATAAGTAACAGTACTTGATCTAAATCCATCAGTAAATATAAAACCTGCATAAGCTTCTGGGTATGACATCTGTAATTCATCTAAAGCATTTTCTAATCTAGTTGCTAATTCATCAGTAAAATACAGATTATTACCATTAGCTTTATCTGTGTGTCTAGACATTTTTCTGCAATTTTTAAGATAATTTTGCAGAGCAGAATCATTCATTGATAATCTATTTGACATTCCCCACTGTCTCATTACAGAACTAGAAACAGATTGACATTCTTTAGTAGTACCGCCACCAGCACTAGAACCTGAATTTTGACAATTTTCATTTGTAGCTTCACTATAGGAATTGATTTGTTTTTCATAATCAGCTTTTTCTTGTTCATTCATTTTGTCAACTTCATTTTTAGATTTATATTCTGGTAAAGAAGTAACATTTGTTTTTCCAGATGGATTTTCAAGTATATAATTATCAGATAATAATACTAAATCTTTAGCGGCGTGTATCACAATATCACCATTGTCGCTGAATACTATTTCTGAACCATTTTTATGTTTAATCTGAATATAATTAGTTTCATCATCAAATAATATATACCCAACTTTAGTTTTTATTTCTTTTCTATTTGGATAATTTTCTTTGATTTCTTGTGGTACTATATTATCATCTTCTCTATGTATAACACCCATCCAAACGGCTGTGTAAGGAGAATTATTTAAAAACATAACCGTAACTAAAGCTCCTATTTCAGGAACAAAGAAAAAACCTCTGTCATGATAACCATATGGAAAACTAGGTGACGCCCAAGGTAAATCATCAGTTTTTATATTACCATAAACAGTTGGTACATTTATTTTTAATCTACCTAATTTTTTAGGATCATTATTATCAACTACAGTACCAATAAATATTCCGCTGAATTTTTCCATTATACAGCACTTCCTTCTGGCTTTTCAATACCTGCAATATCAGTTTCACTACATAAAACTAAATGCATCATCGGTGCAAATGGTCTACTATGAGATTCACCATATATATATTTAACTGATGCAACATAAAAAATACCATCATAAATCTTAGTTTTACCATCTGTTTCGTTATAAATTTCAATACAATCTATAGGAGTTATATCCGGGTAAGCACCTACTGCCATTGACAACATCTTAGAGAAAGTATATATTCTATGTCTGATATTACTGATATATATTTCTTGTAAAGTTTTATCTTCTAACGCTGTATTAATATATTTAGTACCAACGCCTTTATGCTGTCTATTACCTTTATTACTTTTATCATAACTTTGCTTAGTCATTTTTGTTGGTTTAGTTTGATTAAAATTTTCAAACCCTCGACCAGCACAATATAAATTATTACTACTACCATACTGTTCTATTAAATATTTAAAACTGTCATCTTTAACTAGTGCTGGTGCATTTTTCTGATTATCAATATATAATGCTACTGGTTGTAATTTACCTTCACTAATAGGGGAAAAATA